TATTGTACGTGTTGTGGGAACTGTGTTACATCTCGATTCCCTACTCAATCGTATTATGCCTCCCGATTATGATGGCGATTATATTAAAGTTGAGCCTTTAAAGACTTATTCAACTCGTAAGAAAGTAGAGTGGAGATCTGTACGATATAGAGCTCACTCAGAAGACTATCAGCACATACTATGGTCTGATAGATATACAGCAGATTTCTTTAAAGATAAGAAAGAAGATTACACTAAACAGGGTATTCCTGAAGTGTATGCACAAGAGTTTTTAAACTATCCAGTAGATGAGACTACTGCTTACTTTAAACGAACAGATTTTATTGAAATACCAAAGTTTACATTAGATGCAATTAAACACAAAGAAAAGAAACTTACTTACTACGCTGCAGTTGACTTCGCCATTTCTACAAGAGATCGTAGCGACTACACTGTTATTGCTATTGGCGGAATTGACTCTGAAGGGATAATGCATATCGTAGACATCCGTCGAGGTAGATGGGATGCTCTAGAGATTGTAGATGAAATGTTTGCAGTACAAAAGAAGTATGAGCCTTATTACTTTGTAACAGAAAAAGGTGCCATTGAAAAAGCTATTGGTGCTATTTTAAGAAGAGAACAAATAGCTAGACAGTCATATATGAACTTATACCCTATGACTCCTACTAATGATAAACAAGCAAGAGCTCGAAGCTTCCAAGCTCGATTTAGAGCTGGTGGTGTTAAGTTTGATAAAACTGCTGAATGGTATCCTGACCTAGAAGAAGAGATGGTTAGGTTCCCTAAAGCAAGACATGATGACCAGGTTGATGCTTTAAGTTGGTTAGGACTTGTAGTTGATCAAGTACAAAATGCTGATACTCCTGAAGAGGAAGATCAATATGAATACCAACAATCATTAAAATCTGATATGAATAACGGACGATCTAAAGTTACGGGATATTAAAATATGGAACTAGATGTAAAAATTAAGATTGAGAAGCTTTTAACTTCTCCTAATATTGCTGAGATGTTGGATGAACAACAACTCCGTACTATAGGTTCTACTGTTTTAAAAGAATTCAATCTTGATAAAGAATCAAGAAATGTATGGGAACACCGTGTAGAAGAAGCTATGAAGCTTGCTTTACAGGTCGCTGAAGCTAAGTCTTTCCCTTGGTCAGGAGCATCTAATGTTAAGTTTCCTCTCATTACAATTGCTGCACTACAGTTTCATAGTAGAGCATACCCAGCATTAATTCCATCTAACCAACTTGTTAAGTTAGATGTACCAACTTATTATGAATCTGAAAAAGATAATACAGACATTATCAATAACCCGTTTGAAAAAGCTAAACGAATTGAAACACACATGTCATATCAGATCCTTACTCAAGATGAGAACTGGGAATCTGAGATGGACAAAGTACTTATTACAGTACCTATTGTTGGTTGTGCTTTTAAAAAGACTTATTGGGACTTTAACACAAACCATCCTGTTTCTGAAAACGTATTAGCTAAAGACTTTGTTGTTTCTTATTGGACTAAGAGTCTTAAAGATTGTACCCGTCAAACACATGTAATCTACTTATCAACTAATGATGTTGTAAGTAGACAACGTAGAGGCTTCTGGTTAGATGTAGACTTGGGTAAACCAATGCTACAACCTTCAGATGATTTAGGTACAGCACAAGATAATCAACAAGGAAGTAGTATTGATGCTAATGATTCTGGAACTCCATATGAGTTCTTAGAACAACATCGTTGGGAAGACTTAGATGGTGATGGTTATAAAGAGCCATACATTATCACAGTACATAGACCTACAGGTCAAGTAGTACGTATTGTTGCTAACTATTTAGATTCATCTATTTCACGTAACAATAAAAATGAAATAGTTAATATCATACCAGAAACATACTTTACTAAATATCCATTTATCCCATCACCAGATGGTGGTTTTTATGACATTGGTTTTGGTATATTGTTAGGACCTTTAAATGAGTCTATTGACACTATTATTAATCAGCTCATTGATGCTGGTACTATGGCTACTACTGCAGGGGGTTTCCTCTCCAGAGGAATTAAAGTTCGTGGAGGTAATTATAATTTCGCTCCTCTTGAATGGAAGCATGTCGATTCTACTGGGGAAGATCTTGCTAAGGGTATCGTACCTTTACCAGTAAGAGAACCTTCACAAGTTTTATTTACATTATTACAAACACTAGTTAATTACGGTGAACGTATTGTTGGTGCTACCGACATTATGGTAGGTGAGAACGTAGGTCAAAACACACCAGCTCAAACATCACAGATGATGGCAGAGCAAGGTATGAAAGTATTCTCTGGTATCTTTAAACGTATCCATAGAGCACTTAAAGACGAACTTAAAAAGGTTTATAGACTTAATCAGCTATACCTTGTTGGTGATATTGAGTACCCACAAGGGTTTATTAGATCTGTAGACTACTTAATAGATGATACTACACTAAGACCATTAGCAGATCCTAATGTTGTAACAGACGCACAACGCATTACACAGGCTCAAACCTTAATGCAAACAGCAGCTACTATACCAGGTTTTAATATGTATGCAGTAACTAAACGTTACTTAGAAGCACTTAAAATACCTAATATTGAGGAAGTATTACCAAACCCACAAGGACCTAATGCTATACCATCAGCACCAGATCCTAAAGTACAACTTGCAACTATTAAAGCTGAAGTTGACATGAATGATATTAATAAGAGAACTCAAGTAGCTTTAATTAAACTACAAGAAGAGTCTAGAGTAAATGAAGCACGTATCTTAAAACTACAAGCAGAAGCATTAAAAGCTTTAGAAGAAGCAGATGATGTTCCTAGAAACAACATGATTGCTTTAATTCAAGCAGAGATAGGTGCAGCTAAACATAAACAACAAAGTTTATTTGACTCAATTAGACTTTTAAAAGAAATGATGCCTCCAGATTCATCTGGTAAGCATAGTCCTGCAAAAGAAAATATTAGTTCTAAAATCGTAGAAAGAGAGAGTATAAATGGTAGTAACGAAGGAGGAATTCCTGGAATGGAAGGAGCACCCAGCGACACAAGCGTTGTTGAAAGCGCTCCGGAATGATAGGGAATATATGAAAGAAATGGTGGTTCGCGGTAACGCAGTGAACCTCGAAGAAGTACAAGGTAGATGTAATGCAATTATGAGTATCGTAGATTTAACCTACGAAGACTTAGTAGAAGGAGCAAGAGAAGATGCAAAATACTAGTGGAATCCATCCAAAAGGTCATAGAGTTTTAGTACTCCCTGATGCTGTGGAAGAAGTAACACAAAGTGGTATTATTGTTTCTGTTGGCCTTGAACGAGATAGAGAAAGACTAGCACAACTAAAAGGTACAATTGTCGAATTAGGCAATACTGCATGGTTGGATCAACCTAGCCCTTGGGCTAAAGAAGGTGACCATGTAATCTTTGGTAAGTACTCAGGTTTAATCTATAAGGGTGCTGACGAAAAAGAGTATCGTATCATTAATGATTTAGATGTTGTAGCAATAGTCGATTAGGAGAAAACATGACTGAAGAAAACAAAGCAGTAGATACACCACAAGAACCAGAACAACAACCAGAAATAAACGAAGCTGTAGAAAAAGAAGCTCGTGTATTTGGTTGGGTACCTAAAGAAGAGTTTAGGGGTTCTGAGGATGATTGGGTAGATGCAGATACATTTGTTAAACGTGGTAAGGAAATTAACCCTATACTTCGTAAAAACAATGAGACCCTTTTAAAGAAACTTGATGAACAAGCTAAGCAAATTGAAAGAATTAAAGCTGATGCTGAGAGGTTTAAAGAGTTTCAGAAAGAGTCATTTGAGCGTAAGAAAGTAGAACTTGAGTCTCAAATTGCAGACCTAAAATCCCAAAAAAGAGCTGCTATAGCTGAGGGTAACGGAGATCTAGTAGTAGACCTAGATGATCGTATTGACGAACTAAAAGAAGCACAACGGGAAGCAAAGGCGGAGAGTAAAGCTCCACCACCAGCTGATCCTACACCCATAGAAGTAGACCCTGAAATTTCATCATGGCTAGAACGCAATAAATGGTTTGGTCAAGATACAGAGATGACAGAGATGTCTAATGCTTTAGGTGCTTCTGTAAGAAAACAGTTCCCTCACCTAACAGGTCGTGAGTTTCTTGACAAGATAGATGAAAAGCTTGCTGAGTACTTTCCTGAAAAGTTTCTGGGTAAAAAACCTAAGGTTAACCCAGTAGACAGTTCTGGAAATGTAAGATCTAGTGGAAGCAACGGTAAGAAGTCATATGACAATTTACCAGCAGACGCAAAAGAAGCATGCGATCGATTCATTAAAAATGGATGGATTAAATCTAAACAAGAGTATGTCGATAACTACGACTGGTCATAATAAGGAGAGAGATAATGGCACAAGCAAAAACAATTGAACAAAAGAGAGAAGAAGCTTTAACTAGAACTGCTAATGAACGTCCTACACGAGATCGTGTTAGAAACGTATTCAATGGTACTCAAGCTAAGCTAACTGTGAATCATCAAATCCCTGGATACAAATTGCACATCTTTAATGATGAGCCAGGACGTATCCAGACCGCAATTGATGGGGGTTGGGAATTTGTAACCCCTGATGAAGTGGGCGGTGTTAAAGATAGCGTAACATCTGGTAATACAGATTTAGGAGATAAGGTTAGGTTCCTTGTAGGAGCAAGCGAGAAAGGCGATGGTCTTTATGCCTACTTGTTAAAAATTAAACAAGAATGGTGGGAAGAAGATCAAAACGCTATGCAACAACGAAATGATAGAGTAGATGATGCTATTCGTGGTGGTGTAAATGTCAAAGACGGCACTAGTGCTGAAGGATTTTATACTCCTCGTGAAGGTATCAAATACAATCCTAAATAAACTTTAATTTCTAAAAGGAAATAAAATGGCTAACGCAAATACCCCTCGCGGGCTAAGTCCAGTAAGAACAATTACTGGCGCAGCTTGGAACGAACAGGGTAACCTATATGCTATTGCTAACGACGCTTCTAACACATACGCTATTGGTGATATTGTTAGAGTTGCTGGTGGTAGTGATACTACAGGTATCCCTTATGTTACAAAAGCTGCTACTACTGATATACCAGTTGGTGTTATCGTAGGTATACGTGTTGCTGATCCAAGTGTTTCACTTGTTGGTACAACACTTGCATTAAATACAATCTACTTACCTTTAAACTCAGGTCTTCGCTATGTTTACGTAGTTGATGATCCAAATGTAATCTTTGAAGTACAAGGTAACTCTACAGGTGTATTAGCAGCTGACGTATTCAAGAATGCTGGGTTAACTATTACAGCTAACCAAACAACTCTTGCTCAATCAGCTCCGTTGTCTAATACAGTGTTAAATGCTGCTTCATTCCTTGCTATTGGATCTTCTGGTTCACTAGCATTGCCATTACAAATTATTGGTTTAACCCAATCAGTTGATAATGAGCCTGGTGCTTTTGCAAAAGCATTAGTAAAATGGAACAGACATCAATTCCTCAACCCAGTTGGCACAGCTTAATAAGGAGAACATAACATGGCTGGTATTATAACAACCGCTTCACATCCAAAGGCTCTTTGGCCTGGGATTAAAGCATGGTGGGGTCAAGTCTATGACGAACATCCTGAAGAGTATACAAAGTTATTTGACAGTGAAACATCACGTCAAAACTACGAAGAAGATGTACAACTCACAGGCTTTGGCTTAGCACCACAAAAATCTGAAGGTTCTGGAGTTTCGTACGATTCAGAAGTACAAGGCTTCGTAACACGATATACACACGTTGCTTACGCACTTGGTTATATCGTAACTAAAGAAGAATTGGACGACAATCTTTATGAACAAGTGTCACGCCGTAGAGCTGCAGCATTAGCAATGTCTTTCCGTCAAACGAAAGAAAACGTTGGTGCTAACATCTATAACCGTGCATTTAACGATACATACAAAGGTGGCGATGGTGTTGCACTATGTTCTACAGCACACCCTAACACATCTGGTGGTACTTTTGCTAACAAACCAGCAGTTGATGCTGACTTGTCAGAAGCTTCCATTGAAGATGCGTTAACAGCTTTAATGGGCTTCCAAAATGACCGTGGTCTTTTGATCAATGTTATGCCAAGAAGCTTAATCGTTGCACGTCAAAACTTCTGGAATGCTCATCGCATTATGAAGTCAGCGTACACACCAACAACAGCAAACAATGCAGTGAACGTTTTAGTAGCGACAAATGCTTTACCAGAAGGTATCGTAATGAACCACTACTTAACATCACCTA